TAAAAAAAGGTTTGAAGTTGAACATGGCGACTTCGTAAATCAGTTCGGACAGATAGGCCAAACCATCGGCGTCTACGAATACCTTATTGATTGCGCCTTCGCTGTCAACCTTGACGTTCTCGCTAACACAAACCACGCCAGAGGCTTTAAACATCGGCAGCACGATATCTGTCATAACCTTGTCGTCAAGGCTCTCAGACAGTGTTTTAAGCGGGCCGCTGATATCCATATCCAGCAAGTTGCCCTTGCCGCTGCCAGTGAATTCGCCCAGTACAGGCAGAATGATCTTTTGCAGCTTCATAGCAATCGAGTTTGCCTGAAACGGCGCAATCTTCATTGCCGAGAATTCTTTGTTACCGATGATAAAAGTTTCGCGTTGCATTTGTTCTCCGTGATGGTGAGGTTATTACTTAGTGAGATACGGTCAAATCAGCAGCTTGGATTGCCCACACTGCGTCCCCAACCTCTTTCCCACGTACAAAATCGGCCGGATTTTTCAGCCAGCATTTAGAAGCAAAAGCCTGAGCGCTACCGGACAGATCAACAACCGAAACCGGCACAACAACATCAGCGCCGCCCAGCATTTCCAGATTGAAGATAGACGACAATTCCGCGTTTGCGGCGCTCGTTGCCGACAGGGTAATTTCAAAAGTACCCATGCGGTTTGCATTCTTTGCGCGGGCCACTTCCCCATCCGCGCCTGCTTTTACGTTATAGCGATCTTCATCATAGTTGACAGTAATAAAGTCGCCATCACCGAAACCACTTACGATGACACTGCCAACCGTAATCACAACGGTTTGCGGATCATAAGTACGTTGCAAATCACCTGCACTCATTTGTTTTCTCCTGATTAGTCAAGGCTGTAAGCCAGAGCGCCGGTAATATCGGCCACGTGGATTGCGCCAGCGATGCGGGCGTTAAATTTCAGATAAACGACACGCGATGCTTTGGTTGCGTCGTCAACTTCGGAAGCGCGAGGCGCGGTAACATTGAAGCCGGGACGCTTGGAGCCATCCTCTGCGGTTTCATCCGGTGCGATGCCGCCAACGATCTGACCTTGGCGCAGCGAGGCGCGCAGATTGGTTGCCAGCAGTTGGATACCTGCATCGGTGTACGGAATCTTGTCACGGTTAACCATCAGTTGAACCATGCTCGTCTGAATGTAATCTTTCAGCCAGTCACGGAAGCGGATAACGTCGATCCACTCACCAGCAGCAACTTTACCCGGATTGGTCAGCGAGAATTGATCGCTGTAGCGTTCAAACGTGTTGCCGCCTTTGCCAAAGATCGTAGTCTGGTCAGTTTTCGACAAATTGTCGCTAGTGATACTAGCAAGGCGTTTAAGCGCCCAAGTTTCCGAACCCGGTTGAGTAGGAGATACGCGGCCAACCCATGCAGCATCGCCGTATTCGGTAGCTGCGGTGGAGTGATATACGTCAACCGTGCGGAAATAGTTCAGCGCTTTCAGTTGCGCCGCCAAGTCAGTAGTGCCGCCTTGCGTCAGAATACCGGCTTCATCAGCAGCAGTGAAGAACATCTTGTCTTGCGTCTCAACCCATGCGGAAGCATCCAGCACGCGGGCCTTGGTGCGTTCCGCCATAATCAGGAAGTACCACACGCTATCTGCGGCTTGAATTGCGGCCAGATCGGCAGCAACGATGCCAGCAGTAGCCGATGGGGTAATCGTGCCGAATGCGACTTTAACGAAGTTGGTCAGTGGGATTACAGCCGCAGTGTAAGTAATCGTGACGTTCGCGCCAGAAGCGGCAGCAGTACCAGCAGCGCCAAGCGCAGTAGTAATCGCTGCTGCAAGCTGTGCGGCGATAGTCGTAGTGGTTGGCGATGCAACGGCAGTCACCGAAACAGGCGTCGAGCCAACCTTCAGGGAGTACACGCCGTTAGGGGTCGCATCAACAGGCGAAATAACCACGCTTGCGATGCTCAGACGGCCAACTTTCACCACAGCAGGGCGCGGCGTTTGGCCGAAAGCATCCGACAGCGCAGTTTGCACATTGGCGGGCAGGTTATCAGGATTCAGAGCGTCATAATCCGTATAGCTACGGACACGCTCAGAGAAAGACGCCAGAGGCGCGGCAATCATAGGGATGCCGAAATTACCACGCTGCACAGACGCAGTATTAAGGCTAATTGTTACGTTGACAATATCTGCAAGAGTAGCCATTCTCGGCGTCCTATCAGTTGTGGTTTTAGATAAAACTGATTATACCTTTAATTTCAATAGGTAAAAACAATTGCGAATTTTGATTTAAACCTCTGCGATGATGGTATAAACGGGCGAATTGATACCATTGTCGCGCCCCTCTATGTTCGCCGTTTCGATGATGCCAACATTATCCGTCTGTACCGAACGATAGCCGATAGTCAAATCCAGATTGGCGCGCTTCTCGATCTTCGTGTTGCTTAACAGTGAAGAAATATCCATAACCGTGCTTGTATCGCGCAAAGCCATGCCTTGGGCGCTGAAGCGGTAATTGTTCGTGATTAGTTGCAGCTTGTCGGCAAAGTCTTGCAGGTATGAGACTGGGCTATCGTAGCCGAATGCTTGCACACTCAAGGTAAATTCTCGGTCGCCTACTACGGTCTGAATCCCGTTCGCATCTACATCTGAATAGCGGTCTTTGTTGATGCGCCGAGCAGGGCTAACCCGAATCGCCAGATACGGCAAAACGGGACGTGGCGCGTTCTCATTCATCCAGATAACTTTGCCGGATGGCTCACCGCTTATCTGAACGATTAGGCGCTGCAATACGGTATCTGAAATCATGATTGTTGCACCAGTGAGAAAACTGCGCGGTAATGGTTAATCACGTTCATCTGACGCACGCCCAACTCTATGCACTCATATTCCTTCCCGCGCCACACAAGACGATCTGGCTGTTGTTCGCTGCCTTCGCTCAATGGGATTAACTCGGTTGAGGTGTAAGCTTTTACGTAATCCGAAAGCCGCTTACCGGCTGGCATAACAATCTGATCTTCTGCCGTCACTGGCTGAACCGATGCCATGATAGGCACGGTAACTTGTGCGCCTTCTACCCACTTGCCATCGACATACTGCCCCGGCGTAGTGCGCAAAATCTGTTGTGGCTTTCTAAAACTCATCGTACTGGCCTGATAATGTATCGGATGGACGCGCGCATAGCGCCTGTGTCAATCAGCGTGTGGCTAGAGCCTTTGGCCGCAATTGTCGATGGCGCATTAGGCGGCGGTACGTTCGTATCAATCTTGTGCTGAATCTGGTCTTGATGTCGCAATCCAACCAAACCAAGCGCACGATAAACCGTCATCGTGCCTGCTTGGATCTGCGCATAGCTTCGATCAAGCTGGCGGCTTAGGTCATTCACATTTTCATCAAACGCCGTGCGCATAAATGAGCGCTCAGGAATCTTCTCTGTGCCGAACTCGTTGTATGCTGCATACTCCGCGATAGACTCGCCTTCGGCGTTATCCGAGCCTTGCTGCACGCCCACAACAACCTCAGTTACTTTCGCCTTCTGAAGTTCTCGCATGAAGCGCTTTAGGCCCAAATCACGGTCTGTAGTATGGCGGGAGGCCATTGATTACCTCGATTCCTCGTGGGCTTTTTTGACCATAGCGCGTCATGATCGTAGCGCCAGTGCATCCAAGTTGCATACTGGAATACTGCTGGCCGTAACCGGTAGAACCTAGCCAGCCATCGGTATAGCCGCCAGTACCATAGGAGCGGGCCAAGTCGCCTTCTTTCTCCGACTTTACAGGCCCGCGTCCACCTTCGCCGGAAGCATTCTCGCCATCAAGTTGCAGCAGATGCGCAGCATAAAGCGCCGTCGCAAGGTTAGCCGGATCGCCCATTAGGCAACCCGGCGCACCTTGAATAGCCGCCATGTCGAGCCATACCTGAACCTCGCCATCAGTAAGCGATACAAACTGTTTTGCAACGATGCGAAAGTATTGAAGGCTCGTAGTCATGATTACTTGGCTTTGTTTTCGTCGTACAGAGCTTGCAGTTCTGCCTTGTCGGCATTCGATGCGTACTCTACATTCAGACTATCAAGCGCCGCTTTCAGTTCCTTGACGGTAGTTGGTACTTCCTTGAACTCAACTTCTTGAGCCTTGGTTTCTTGCGTCACCTTCAGTTCTTTGATGCCCTCGACTTCTTTTGCAAGACTGTCAGAAACGCCTTTGGTAGTTTCGTTAGGGATCAGCTTAGTGCCATCCGACAAAGTGTACAGACGTGCGCTAATGTTTTCGATTTTCATTTGATTCTCCGTAGTGATGATGAAATTAGATTATAACCCCGCCGAAACAGGGGGTGTATTATGCTGTTGGCTGCATGGATGCCCGATTTGCCTGGCGGTATTCACCTTGGCGTTTAGTTTCGTGAAGGCCATCACCCATAACATCCTCGGCCTGAATATGGCAGGTCAGCGCAGAACCCGCTGTTGTCGCGTTCCACACCTCGCCCTTGACGTATGTCGTCAGGCTGACCCGAGTAGCGCTGACATATGTCATCACTGCCCGCGCCGTGTAACCGGTCGAGCTTGGGATACGCACGTACTTGCCAGTGTCATCGGCAGTGAAGTTAGCAGTCGCACTGTCGAGGAAGGGACTTCCGGCAGTTACTACGCCATCAGTAATCACCCGTGCGTTTGCAGGTACACGGATGCCCTTGGTGCCATCAGCAAGCGTGCCACCCTCCACATCTGCCCGCCAGTCGCTGGCCTTGTTGACGGCGGTGAGGAGCCGCCCCCGTAAGCGGGCGTTAAAGCGACGGAGGCGCAGGGACTGTGACACGTGGCTA